TTGGCTATATGTATAAAAGAAGGAAACTCAGAGAGTCAGCGCAAAAGAATGAGTTAGAGTGGGTATTGTGGACTAGGAGTGAAAAGGTTCATGTTGGCTATAAGCTTATAGAGCTTATGGTTTTATCTACTGGACTTTGTGAAGTTAAATCACAAATAAGAAAACGCAGACACGAAAAAGTTTTATTACCTACAGAGAAAACTTTAGAATGGATAAATAATCGTAATGAATTTTTAGAAGTTCTAGCACCAGAATATTTTCCAACAATAATTCCACCAAGAATGTGGGAAGAAGGAAAAGTGACCGGTGGTGGTTATTATAGTAGACACATAAAACCTTTAACGCTTGTTAAGTATCGTAAAAGAGAAAACCTTCAGCAAATAAAAGATGTTAAAATGCCAATAATTTATAAAGGCATTAACGCAATGCAAAACACACCGTACAAAATAAATAAATTTGTTTATGATGTTTTAAAAAAAGCATGGGACAAAAATATTAACATCGGTGGGTTACCAAAAGCTGAACTAGAGAATTTACCAAACAAACCTCACGATATAGACACTAACGCAGAATCAAGAAAAGAGTACAGACAAAAAGCTGTCCTGGTCCACACAGAAAACGCAAGACAAAAATCAAAAAGATTATTGTTTGCAAAAGTATTGTGGATAGCAGAAATGTTTTTAGAAAGAATTTTTTATCATGCACACACATTAGACTTTAGGTCTAGATGTTATCATGTAACTAATTATCTAAACGGACAAGGAGTTGACTTTGCAAAAGCTTTACATTTGTTTGGAACTGGTAAAGCAATCACTGAAGAGAACAAAGGTGATTATTGGTTGGCTGTTACTGGCGCAGCTCTTTTCGGAATTGACAAAGTAAGTCGTAAAGAACAATTAGATTGGGTTGAAAGTAATTTTAATATGTTTAAAGAAATACAAGCAGACCCATTTACTAACAGAGATTGGGAACACGCAGACAAACCTTTTCAATTTCTTGCATGGTGCGATGAGTGGTGTAAATTTAAAGCTAAAGGTTACGGTTACGTAAGTCATTTTATTTGTAACCAAGACGGAAGTTGTAACGGTATTCAACATTACAGTGGAATATTAAGACACACGCCCTCGGCAAAAGCAGTAAACTTAGCAAACAGTGAAAGACCTCAAGATGTTTATTCAGTGGTTAAAGATAAAGTTATTGAAAATTTAAAAACAATGACTGACAGTGAATTTGCAAAACTTTGGTTACAGTTTGGAGTTAAACGTTCAACAGTTAAGAGAGCAATAATGACAAGTCCTTATGGTTCAACAAGATATTCATGTAGTGATTTTGTTGATGAGGATTTAGTTAAAAGAAAAGACCAAGGTGACATACATCCATTTGGTAGTGCTTCATTTCAAGCTTGTACATTTTTGGCAGGTGTGATTTGGGACTCAATGGGTGAAGTTTTATCTTCGGCAAGATTAGGAATGTCATTCTTACAAGATTGTGCAAAAGTTTTAGCAAAGTCTGGACACGCTGTACGTTGGAATAATCCAGTTGGATTTCCAGTGATACAAGATTATCCAGAGTTTAAATCTATGAGAGTAAAAACTAAACTTTTTGGTGAAGTCATAAAACCAAGAATTAATGTTGAGACAGAAAAGTTTTCAGTACACAAAGCTAAAAACTCCTGTCCACCAAATTATATTCACGCTCAAGACTCAGCGCATTTGTTTATGTGTGTAGTCAAAGCGTATGACAAAGGAGTTTCACATTTTTGTAATGTGCATGACTCTTTCGGTACACTAGCTGCTGACAGTCAGACACTAGCTGACACTATTAGAGAAACATTTGTAGAAATGTATTCTAATGGTTGTCCGTTGGAAGACTTTAAAACATCTATGTTACCAATATTAAACGATAGCGAGAAAAACAAACTTCCAGAAGTTCCAGAAAAAGGGGACTTTGATATTGAGGAAGTTTTGAAGAGTGAGTTTTTCTTTGCATAAACCAATCCACTAATGGGTTAATAGTACCCCTATTAGAACTAACGGAGTAAAAAATGAAGGAAGTTCAAATGCCCTTAGATGAGGGCGTAGCCTTAATTGAAAAAGGCTATTTAGATGAAGAAACAGTAAATGAGGAAAATGACAATGAAGAATAAGTACACAAAGATTGTTACACCAATTGGAATTGCTCAGTACCCATGGCTATCAAGCCCTGATACTAAGTTTTCTGAAGTAGGTGACTATAAAACAAATCTTATACTAAACAAAAAAGACGCTCAAGACGTTATCAAGATGATTGATACGGCTAGAGAAGAAAGCGTAAAGATAGGCGCAGAAAAGTCGAATGGTAAGAAAGTTAAACAAGCTGACCCACCATACTACGATGAAGTTGATGATGACGGAAAGCCAACTGGCAACGTTATCTTAAAATTCAAATGTAAAGCAAAAGTAACTACTAAAAGTGGTGAGAGTTTTGAAAACAAACCAACACTCTTTGACGCAAAAGGCAAACCAATGTTAAACGTAAATGTTTGGGGAGGTTCAGAATTAAAAGTTAGTGCTGAACTTATTCCGTACTTTACCTCTATGGTAGGCGCAGGTGTTAGTATGAGACTTAGAGCTGCACAAATAATTAAGTTAATTGAAGGTGGCTCAAATTCTTCTGGTTACGGTTTTAAAGAAGAAGAAGGATATGAACACTCAGAAACACAATCGACTGAGGAGTTTACAAGTGATACTAAGACCGAGGTACAAGAAGATAAAGACGACTTCTAAATATCGAAGTGGTTTAGAAGAACAAATAGCTGCTCAATTAAAATTGAAAAATATTAAATTTGAGTACGAAACAAAAACTTTAAAATATACGAAACCTGAAAAGGTGCATAGATACACACCAGATTTTATTCTTTTTAAAAAAGATGGTGAGCCTATGTACATAGAAGGCAAAGGTAGGTTTTTAACAGTAGACAAACAAAAATCTTTACTTGTTAAGAATCAATACCCTAATCTAGATTTAAGATTTGTATTTTCAAATTCTAAAACTAGGATTTCAAAAAAATCCAAAACAACATACGCAATGTGGTGCGAGAAGCATGGTTTTAAATATGCTGACGGCTTCATTCCAAAAGAGTGGATAAAAGAATTAAATTAGGGTATACCTTCGTTTAGGTAGTGAGTTCATATGCACTGCCTTTTGTAGTGACCCCTGAGATAATATCAAAGGGGTCTTTCTTTTCAGACCAAATATTTTGGGTCAAAAAAATTTCAAGGAAATAACAATATGGAAAAAAGTGATTTTAGTTATCACGCACCATGTTCCGAATGCCAGAGCAAAGACAACGTGGCTGTTTATACAGACGGACACGGACACTGTTTTGGCTGTGGACATTACTATCATACTTACGAACAAAAAGAGGAAACAAAATTGGAAACTGAATTAATACATGGGGAACTTAAACCTCTTAACAAAAGACATATAGACTTGGCAACAACAACCAAGTTCAATTATCAGACTGGAAAATATAACGGTAAGACAGTTCAAATTGCAAACTACTATGATAAACATAATAAATTAGTTGCACAGAAACTACGTTATCCAGACAAATCATTTCAATGGTTAGGTGATAGTAAACAAGCCACACTGTTTGGACAAAACTTATGGCGTGATACAAATAAAAAAATAGTAATCTTAGAAGGTGAAATAGATTCTATGAGTATGGCTCAAGCACAAGGTTTAAAATGGGCTTGTGTTTCAGTTAAGACTGGAAGCCAAGGCGCAAAGAAAGATTTACAACAACAACTTGAGTGGCTCGAACAAGCAAGTGAAATTGTTTTAATGTTTGACTCAGATGAAGCAGGCAAAAAGGCAGCTCAAGAATGTTCAAAACTATTTACTCCAGGTAAATGTAAGATAGCAACACTCCCAAGAAAAGACGCTAACGAAATGTTGGTCCAGGGGGAAACTGCAAAACTTATAGATTGTATGTGGGGTGCAAAGACTTATCGACCAGACGGTATTGTATCTGGAACAGAAGTTTTTGATTTAATATCTAAAGAAGATAAGACAGAAACTATTCCTTATCCTTTCGAATGCTTAAACAAAAAAACTTTAGGCATGAGAAGAGGTGAGTTAGTTACAATAACTAGTGGTACTGGACAAGGTAAGTCACAGTTATGCAGACAAATTGCTCATCATCTTTTAAAAAATGGAGAGAGTGTAGGCTACATTGCATTAGAAGAAAGTGTAAAGCGTTCTGCATTAGGTATAATGGGAATAGATTTACAAAGACCATTACACTTATCTAAAGACAACGTTAATAAAGAAGAGTTCAAAAAAAGTTTTGACTCTACAGTTGGTAGTGGTTTGTTTTATATGTTTGACCATTTTGGTTCAACACAATCAGACAATCTATTATCTAAAATTCAATACCTTGCAAAAGGTTTAAATGTAAAATGGATTATACTTGACCACTTATCAATTGTTATTAGTGGACTAGAAAGTTTTGATGAACGAAAATTAATTGATGTCACAATGACTAAGCTAAGAAGTTTAGTTGAGTCTACTGGCATAGGTTTATTTGTTGTTAATCATTTAAGAAGACCAGAAGGTAACAAAGGTTACGAAGACGGACTACAAACATCATTAAATAGTTTACGTGGCTCGGCTGCAATCAGCCAATTAAGTGACGGAGTTATTTCGTTGGAAAAAAATCAACAAGATGATGAGAACAAAAATTACACAACGATACGTGTATTAAAAAATAGACACACTGGTGACACTGGCAAATGTGGAACATTATATTTTGACAATGACACAGCGTGTTTAACAGAAATAACGGAGGGACATGACAAAGATTTCTAATGTTAGGACTAAAACAAGTTGGAACGTTACTAAAGAAGTAAGTGACGCTATCGAACTTTGTAAAAGAAATCCTAACAAAATGGCAATCATTCAAGTTCCTAATTTAACAGTAAGACTTGCTGCTGAAATGATGTTGAACGAAGTATCAATGTTTGAAGAAGCTGCGTGTCGAGTAACTGTAGAAATGGCAACAGTACATTAATGAAACTACCAACAATACATAAAAAAATATTAGACGCACCATTCGTACACGTGTACTGGAAAGATATAAATTCGAATAGCGCCTGGTTAAATTTAAAAGAAGCAAAAAATAGTAAAGTAACAATTTGTATTACATCTGGTTGGCTAATTAAAGCTAACAAAGATGTACATATAATAGCAGGTGACGTTAACTTTGAAGATAACGGAACGTTAGGTGACGTAGGTAACATAACAACAATGCCTACTGTCAATGTATTAAAAATAAGGAAAATAAAAACATGAGCAAATACTGTTTTGACATAGAAACAGATAACTTATTAGAAGAGTGTACGAAGGTTCACTGCATAGTCTTAAAAGATATAGACACGGAACAAGTCTTAACTTTATCTACGGATGAAGCCATAGACAAACTTACGAATGCAGAACTTATTATCGGACATAATATTATTAAGTTTGATATTCCTGTGTTAGAAAAATTATATAACTTCAAAACTAAAGCAAAAGTTTTTGATACGTTAGTTGCTACACGGTTAATATGGTCTGACTTAATGGAGTCTGACATGAAGCGTGTACATACTAAAGACTTCCCAAGAAAATTAGTCAACAAGCATAGCCTTAAAGCATGGGGTGTTAGACTAGGGAATTACAAGCAAGAGTTTGAGACAGACTGGCAAGAGTTTACAAATGAAATGTTAGAGTATTGTGTACAAGACGTAGAGGTTACACATAACTTATACCAAATAATTTTGGGCAAAAAATATTCGGAAGAATCTTTGCAACTCGAACACGATGTAGCTGCTCTCATATCTAAACAAGAAAGATATGGAGTATTGTTTGATAAAGAAAAAGCAATCAAACTTTATGCTGACTTGTCTGGACAAAGAGACAAGATTAAAACAGAAATGGAAGAAACTTTTAAACCTATAACGGTCAAAAGAGTTTCAGAAAAAACTGGTAAACCATTAAAAGATAAAGTTATTATATTTAATCCTTCTAGCAGACAACACATAGCTGATAGATTAAAGACTAAGTATGATTGGAAACCAAAAGACTTTACACCAGACGGTAAAGCAAAAGTAGATGATACAGTTTTAAATAGTTTAGATTATCCAGAAGCAAAACTGTTAGCAAAATATTTTCTTTTAGAAAAAAGAATTGGAATGTTATCAGAAGGTAATCAAGCTTATCTAAAACTAGAACGTAACGGAAGACTACACGGCACTGTTAATACTAACAACGCTGTAACTGGTAGGGCAACAGCAATGAAACCTAACCTACAGCAAGTACCTTCAGTAAGTGTACCTTACGGAAAAGAATTTCGAGAACTCTTTACAGTACCAAAAGGTAAAGTGTTAATTGGAATAGATGTAAGTGGACTTGAGCTGCGATTGCTTGGTCATTACATTGCAAAATTTGATGGTGGTGCATACGCTGACATTGTAGTCAACGGTGATATACACACTAC